AACAAACGCAAAAATTGTTGTGTCATCCTCTTGGCGAATTGGTTGTGATAGAAGTGGTAAAGAAAGTATTTTTGGAAATAAATTATACACAAAACTAATTAATAGATTATCTGATTATGATATAGAGGTGTATGATATTACTCCATCTTTGAGTGGTGATACTCAACGTGGGGATGAAATTAGAGAATGGTTGTCAAAGAATCCAGTTGTTAATTTTATTATATTAGATGATGATTCAGATATGTGTGAGTTTTTAAATACTGACCACTTTATTAAAACAACATATAAGCATGGGTTGACAGAAGAATTAAAAGAGTTAGCTATAAAAATTTTAAATAAAAAATCAAAGTAAAACTTCGTTTCATGCGAAATTAAGAAAGGAGACAATATGCTAAATGTTGGAGATTATGTAGGGCAGATCAATAAAGATTTATCTGGTGTATGGAAGTTATATAAGGATAAGATAAATAAAATCACGACAACAAAGAAATATGGTAGAAGATATTTTACCAAGACAGTGTTTCGACCATTAGACGCAGATGACGTAGATAACAACACAAAAGAAATGGAAGAGTCGATTGGTAAGGGATATATACTTACAAGAGAAGTGTTTGGATTAAATAGTAAAACTGAATCTTATGCTGAAAGATGGATAAAATGGGCTAATGAGAATCCAGATAAGGCAACTGGTTTGATATAAACGGAGAATATAACAATAGAAACAATTAACAAAAATAAATATAAGAAAGAAGAGGTACAAAACATGGATGGATTTATGATGTTTAAGAAGGCTTTACAGAAGCACTTCGATGAAATGCAGAAAGAGGCAACACATTTATTTGAGGTAAATGTAGATAAGGATGAATTATGGAATACATATCTTGATAGCTTCCCTGCTGGTACAAATGAGATTTTCAGAGAGCGTAGAGAGCATGATTGTAGTTGTTGTAGACAGTTTATTAAGAATATTGGTTCTGCTGTCACTATCAAGGATAACCAGATTCATACGATTTGGGAACTGAATCTTGGTGATACAACATATCAGCCAGTATGTGATGCACTTGATACTTTCGTAAAAGCTCATACAGTTACAGATTTATACAACTAAGTTCCCTAAGATTGGTACATATTTTAACTTTGAGGAAATCAATGGAAAGTCTCATCAGTGGGATCACTTCTTCTTAGAGCTTCCAAGCAAGTTCGTAAATAGAAGTAGCCGTTCAAATGAGGAAGTTAAGGGACAGTTCAGAGATACAAGAAACGTATTTAAGCGTTCTCTTGATGAAATTACTATGGATGCACTTGATACAATTCTTGAACTTATCAATTCAAATACACTTTACAAGGGTGAAGAGTGGAAAGGTGTGCTTACAGAGTTCAAGAAGTATAAGAAGGAATATGATAAGCTGACTTCTGATACTGAAAAGGATTTATATGCTTGGGAGAAGTCGGTAACAGCAGGTATGGCTATCGGTAGAATTAGAAATCATTCCATTGGAACACTTCTTATCAATGTAAGTGAGGATATGGATCTTGACACAGCAGTTAAGAAGTATGAGCAGATTGTCGCTCCAAGTAATTATAAGCGTCCAAAGGCTATTTTTACAAAGAAGATGCTTGAGGACGCAAAGAAGACCATTACAGAACTTGGATATATGGATTCATTACAGAGAAGATTTGCTAATCTGAATGATATTACTGTAAATAATGTATTGTTCTCAAATAAGAGTGCTGCAAGAAGAATGATTGGTGCAGATGATATTTTCGGTCAGATGGAGAAGGATGTTGCTGTAAACCCTAAGAAGTTCTCAAAAGTTGAAGAAATTTCAGCACAGGATTTTATTGACAAAGTACTTCCAACTGCAAAGGAGATTGAAGCTTTTGTAGAGAATAAACATGAGAAGAACTTTGTTTCTATGATTGCACCAGTTAATCCAGATGCTAAGACAATGTTTAAGTGGAATAATGGATTATCTTGGGCTTATTCAGGAAATATTACCGACTCTGATATGAAACAGAATGTTAAAGCGGCTGGTGGCAATGTTGATGGTGTTCTTAGATTTTCTATCATGTGGAACGAAGATGGTCATGATAATTACGATCTTGATGCACATTGTATTGAGCCAGATAAGAATGAAATTTTCTTTAGAAATTGTAGAAAGCCAAGTGTTTCAAGAATGGGTGGTCAGTTAGATGTTGATATTGTTCATCCAGATGGAAAGGTTGCAGTAGAGAATATTACTTGGGAAGACCTGTCAAGAATGAAACCAGGTGTTTATAAGTTCTTTGTACACCAGTATTCAGGAAGCGTAAGGCATGGATTTAGAGCTGAGATTGAATTTAATGGAGAAATTTACAAGTTTGATTACGATAAGTCAATGAGAACTGATGAAAAGGTTCAGGTTGCAGAAGTAACACTCGATGAGAATGGAAACTTCTCAATTAAGGAAAAATTAGCAGGAAATTCATCTATTTCAAGCCGTGAGATTTGGGGTGTAAATACAAATCAGTTCGTTCCTGTATCAGTAATCAGTTATAGTCCAAACTATTTTGACGAGCAGGACGGAATTGGTCACAGACATTTATTCTTCTTCCTGAAGGATTGTGTAAACAACGAAAGTCCTAATGGCTATTACAATGAGTTCTTAAAGAGTGACCTTGAAAAGCACAAGAGAGTATTTGAGGCTTTAGGTGCTAAGTGTCATGTAGAAGATACTGATGATCAGCTTTCAGGAATTGGATTCTCTATGACAAAGAGAGCAGATTTAGTTGTTAAGGTTAAGGGTGCAACAGAGCGTGTAATGAAGATTAAGTTTTAATTAGAAAAGGAGATTATTATTATGACAAACAACGAATTATTTATCAATGCAACAAGAGCAAACTATCAGTTCCCATTCAGAGGAATGATTAACGTAATTGATTTGTGGGCGTTATCTCTCACAAATTTGGACTCAGTATTTAAGACACTCAATGCGGAAGCAAAGAAGTCAGAGGAAGAAAGTCTTCTGAATACCAAATCAAAGGAAGATGAGGAGATTTCTAACAAGATTGAAATTGTCAAGTATATTGTTAGTGGAAGTTGGATGAGAAAAAGAAGAGAGAAGACGCTAAGAAAAATGCTGAGATGAGACAGAGATTGCTTGAAATCAAGGCTAAGAGACAGGATGCGGCACTTGAAAATATGTCTGATGAGGAGCTGGATAAGGCACTTGCAGAATTAAGTGAGTAATTGTTATGGATATACCATATATAGTATTAGAAACGAGTAATATATACTATATATGGTATATATTTTACATTAGAATGAATCGCACATTTCTTTGGAAAATTTGGAGGTTAAGACAATGACAATTAAGCAGATTAAGGACAAATTAAAATCAAAAGAGTATGACTTCCTGAGAACAGATAAGAATTTGGGTAACAATATCATTATCTTAACTCTTGGAGGAAGTCATGCATATGGAACAAATAATGAGGGTAGTGATTTAGATATTCGTGGTTGTGCATTGAATAGCAAAATGCAGATTCTCACTAATGAAAATTTTGAGCAATTTGTAAATAATGAAACAGATACCACGATTTATGCATTTAATAAATTGGTCGCATTATTGAGTAACACCAATCCTAATACAATAGAAATGCTTGGAAATAAGCCAGAACATTATTTTTATGTATCACCTATTGGTCAGGAACTAATTGATAATGCACATTTATTTTTATCAAAGAGAGCTTGTCATTCGTTTGGCGGTTATGCTAATCAGCAATTATACAGATTAAATCAGAAAGCTGCACATCAGATGTCGCAGTCTGAATTAGAGAAACATATTCTAAAGACTCTTGAATTTATGCAGACTGACTTCACAAAGAAATATACACCATATAAAGACGATTCTATGAAATTATATATTGACAAAGCTGTACAGGAAGACTACGACACAGAGATTTTTATGGATGTAAACCTGCATCATTATCCATTAAGAGATTATTGTTCTATGTGGAATGAGCTTCAGAATACAGTTCGTCAGTATGGCAAGATTGGTAAAAGAAATGAGAAAGCAATTGAGCATGGTAAGATTGCAAAACATTCAATGCATCTCATTCGACTTTATATGATGTGCTTAGATATTCTTGAAAAAGAGAGAATAATCACATATAGAGAAGATGAGCATGATTTGCTTATGGACATTCGTAATGGTAAGTATTTAGATAGCAACGATCAGCCAATCCCAGAATTCTTTGAAATGGTAAATGATTATGAAAAGAGATTGGATTATGCGAAGAAAAACACAAGTCTTCCTGATAATCCTAATTATAAGGCTATCAATGAATTTGTTGCTAGTGTAAATGAAAGGGTGGTAAAAGGTGAAATCTAATCTAAAAATTGAAATTCCATCTGGTGCAAATGAAATTATTCATACTTTACAAAATAATGGATATGAAGCTTTCTTAGTTGGAGGATGCGTGAGAGATAGCATTCTTGGCAGACCAATTCATGATTATGATATTACAACTTCTGCCACGCCAGATGAGATGATGAAAGTATTCAATGATAAGAGGATTATTGAAACTGGATTGCAGCATGGAACTATCACTATTGTAATTAACGGTGAAGGATACGAAGTTACGACTTATAGAATTGATGGTAATTATTCGGATAGCCGTAGACCTGATAGTGTTACATTTACACGAAGTCTTGAAGAAGATTTAAAGCGTAGAGATTTTACAATCAATGCAATGGCATACAACGATGAAGTTGGTCTTGTAGATCCGTTTAATGGAATGGAAGATATTGAGCATTATAAAATTAGATGTGTTGGTAGAGCAGAGGATAGATTTTCAGAAGATGCTTTAAGGATTTTACGTGCTATTCGGTTTGCTTCACAATTGGGATTTGTAGTTGATTCTGATGTAAGTTTGAATATTCATAAAATGTATAAGAATTTAGAGAACATATCTATTGAGAGAATCAATAGTGAGTTCTGTAAAATTGCATTATCAAGCGAGTTTTATGTACAGATGGGATTATTCAGTGAAGTATTCTCGTTATTCATTCCTGAAATTAAAGATATGTTTGGCTTTCAACAGAATAATCCATATCACATGTATGATGTATGGAATCATACAGTACATGCAGTACAAGCTTATGAATGTGATTGTGAACCCGACTTGAATTCAAGAGATTTGATTACATCTTTAGCTGTATTCTTTCATGACATTGGAAAGCCACATTGCTATCAAGATGGCGAGGATGGTATTAGACATTTCAAAGGTCATGGGAGAGTCAGTGCTGATATGACTGATAAAATAATGAAGCGATTAAGATTTGATAATGACACAAGAGAGAAAGTTGTTGAATTGGTCTATTATCACGATGCCACTTTTGATGTAGGGAAGAAATATGTCAAGAGATGGCTTAATAAAATTGGAGAAGAACAGTTCAAAAGACTGTTAAATATACGTAGAGCTGATATTAAAGCACAAGCAGATATTAATCAGGAAACAAGATTACAGAAAATTGACAATATCGGATATATTTTAGAAGAAGTCTTACAGGATGATGAATGTTTTTCTCTAAAGGATTTAGCAGTTAATGGTAAGGATGTAATGGATACAATGCTCATTAAAAGTGGAAAAGAAGTTGGCTACTGGCTCAATGAAATCTTAACTCGTGTAATAGATGGGAGATTAAAAAATGATAGAGAAGATCTTATTTATTGGATGACTGGTATTACAGATGGTTGGATAGAGTATTAAAGGAGTGACTATGTATAATACAGGAGACATTTACAGAATTATTCAAGATGCATTAGACGCAAATCAGATATATTGTGCAGATTCTAAACTTGGTGATGGTTCAGAAGATACTTATGAAACAGATACGGAATTTATTTCTGGTAATGATACTCATTTGATTGCAAGTGTCCGTCATCAGCATTTTGATTATAATCGTCCTTATCAAGAAAATGAACATACAGAAACAACAAAATTTAGAATTAAAGTTGAAATTATAGAGTGAGGTAAGATGAATGGTAAATAAATATAATTTATGCGATAAAGTAAGGACAAAAATTCATTATGAAAATGATAATAGAAAAGAAGTAGATGCTTTTATTCGTGATATAGAACTCGTAGATGAAACAGACGAAATTAGATATAAAATTTGGTTTGAATCAGATGAGTTTGATAAAAAATTAGGCAGCACAGGTTGTATAGGATATATAAGTCAAGAAGACATTATAGGACTTTGTTCTGAAATCAAATAAACAGAGAATAATCTAATATAGAAGTAATTCTATTCACGGCTGATCAGCCAAATTTTTCAAAATAAAAGTAACAAGAAATATTTTTTTCCTATGGTTTTAAGCAGACGTGTTAATTCCATAGGATTTTACAACAAAATAATTAAGAAGAAAGGAATTAAGCAGTAACTCCTGGGTAATTATGGTTACGTAACCTCTGTAAAATAGTGTATTTTGACAGAGAATAATGAAAAAAATAATTCTCAAGGACTATACGAGTATTAAGTTTATGTGGTGGCGTTGAAACAGGATTGTATGCGTTACAGCAGCTCGGAATACCTATAAGAGAATATCATACATATGAAATTTTGCCAGAAGCCATAGCAGTTTCTCAGTATCATTTTCCGTTTGTGGTACATCATGGCGATTTATATGAAGCGGATTTTGAACAGTTCAAAGGATTTGATTTACTGTTGGCAGGAACTTGTTGCCAATCACTTTCAAGAGTGCGAATTGAAAGTAAAGAGGTCAATAATGGTCTTGATGGTAAGTCAGGGATTTTCTTTAAAGCAATTGAGTGTCTTAGGGCAATTCAGCCCAAATATTTCATGTTTGAAAATGTAATACCAAGTAGTGACGAAGATCTGAAGACAATGACAGAATGTATTGGTGTAGAACCTATTCTGATTGATTCAGGAAAATTTTCTGCGCAGAGTCGTGAAAGATATTATTGGGCAAACATACCATTAGGTAAATTACCTGATGAATCTCCATTAGTTTTAAAAAATATTATGGAGAAAAGTGTAGATGAGAAATATTTCTATAAGAAAGATTTTGAAATCTTGGATATGAGTAAACGTGTATGTGCAGAGTTAAAAGTTAATTCTATGGAAATGAATAGAAGAATTTACAATCCAGATTTTAAATGCTGCACATTAACTTGTATCAATGGTGGATATCACGAAAAGAAAGTATTAGATAGTGGTAGACCACGAAAACTTACAGAAGTTGAATATGAAAGATTACAGGGATTACCTGATAATTTTACAAAAGTTCAGCTCAATGGTCGTTGGTTATCATACTCAAAAAGATGTAGCTTGATGGGCAATGGATGGAATGAACCTACTGTTGAATGGATCTTGAGTGGGTTAAATAGCTAAGAAATATTATTTTCACCAGGCGGTTGCAAACGCCTATAAAACAAACATTTTACAAATATTTAGAAAGGTAAAATGGTAAATTCTAGGATAAAGAGATTGCGCAATCCCCATAAATAAAGGGATTTTGAATAAGGTAGATAAAAATAATAATTCATTCGAATTAAATGTATTAAGTTTATGCGATGGTATGTCATGTGGACATATTGCATTAGAGAAAGCAGGATTTAAGGTTGGTAAATATTTTGCCTCAGAGATTAAGGACGTGGCAATTAAGGTAACAAAAGACAACTATCCTGAGACAATTCACATTGGAGATGTGAGCAAGATTACATATAAAGATGGCATATTACATACAGAAGTCGGAGATTTTGAAACGAATATTGATATTGTAATGTTTGGTAGTCCTTGTCAGAGTTTTTCAAGGGCAATGATTAAAGAGAGAAAGATTGGTCTTGAAGATCCAGAACGTTCAGGTCTGTTTTATGAGTGCAATAGAGTATTGAAAGAAGTAAATCCAAAGTATTTCCTTATGGAAAATGTAGTGATGAAACCTGAAGATGAAGCCGTTATTAGTGAAATGATGGGAGTAGAACCTATTAGAATCAATTCTTCTCTTGTAGTCGGACAGCTTAGAGATAGATATTATTGGACTAATATTCCAGGAGTGACAGTTCCAGAAGATAAAGGAGTTACTTTACAAAGTGTACTCAATGATGGATATGTACCAAACGAGAAAGCAAAATGCCTTTGCAAGAATGATTCTCACGGATATTACAACGGCTGTTTTTGGACACCAATTAAGAGATTTCACAGATTCTATTATAAGTCGTTTGGAACAATGGTGTTCCCATCGAAAGAGTATTTTGATAACTGTTTAGAGGTTACAAAGAGAATATTAGATGGAAGAAAATCTTCTGCAAAAATCTATGATGATTATAATGGGCATGATTTTGATGAAGCAAGATATTTGTGGAAAGATGAAAGAGCAAGATTACAAGGTGTGCCAGAAGAATATGTCAAAAATATATCTGAAAAAGATGCTGCTGATGTACTTGGAGATGGTTGGACTGTACCTGTAATCGCACACATTTTCAGTTTTATGAAATTTTAACAGAGAATAACATAATATGAAGTTCGCAGGAATGCGGAATTTCTTCTGAGTTTTCAGAGAATAAATACATATAAAAATAAAGAAAAGAGGTAACAAAATGAGTAAAACACTAATTGTAATTGATATGCAGAATGATTTTATTGATGGTTCACTCGGTACAAAGGAAGCACAGAGTATTGTACCTAATGTGGCGAACAAAATCAAGGAGTATCAGGATCGAGGGGATAAAATCATCTTTACTAGAGACACACATGATACAAATTATCTCAATACACCAGAAGGAAAGAAACTTCCAATAGAACATTGTATTTATGGTACTCATGGTTGGAAAATTGCAGACGGATTAGAAGTAGAGAATTGTTACTATGTTGATAAGCCTACATTTGGATGGACACATTGGAATGATTTAATTTTTGAAGACGAGATAGAACTTGTTGGTCTTTGTACAGACATCTGTGTAGTGTCAAATGCTTTAATCTTAAAGGCAACATACCCTAATGCAGATATTATAGTAGATGCAAGTTGTTGTGCAGGTGTAACATCTGAGACTCATAAGGCTGCATTAGAGACAATGAAGATGTGTCAGATTAACGTGATTGGAGAGTAGAACATGATTAAAATTAATGGCGATATTGTAACAATCAATAAGTTCCCAGATGGGACACCAAGAGTAAATATTGATACAAACAACATTGAGGAAGACTCTTATGATGGCTCTCCTTGCATTTGGATTGAATGGATTTATGAGAGTAACGATGAAATGTTTTATCTGATGTTAGTAAGGAAACATCTTGAAAGATTTTTTACTAATGTGGATTATTATTTGTCTCTTCCATACATTCCCAATGCACGAATGGATAGAGTGAAAAATGATGATGAAGTATTCACATTGAAGTATTTTTGCGATTTTATCAATTGGTTAGGATTTTCATCGGTTTATGTTTTGGATGCTCACAGTGATGTTTCTACTGCATTACTTAATAACTGTGTAAAAGAAAATCCAAAAGAGTATATTGATAAAGCTATTTCAAAGATTGGTATGAGAAATCTTGTACTTTATTTCCCAGATGCAGGTGCAGCTAAGAGATATTCAGATTTATTTCCTGAGTTACCGTATTGTTATGGTGAAAAGAAAAGAGATTGGAAGACAGGCAAAATCCTTGGATTAGACATTAGAACAAATGGTATTGATTTGAAGGATAAAGCTGTGTTAATGATTGATGATATTATCGCATATGGCGGTTCACTTTATTATAGTGCAGAAGAATTAAAGAAACATGGTGTAACTGAGATTTATGCGTATGCAACACATACAGAGAATTCAATTCTTGATAAAGAAAAAGGAACATTGATTAAGTCTTTGGAGAATAATACAGTGAACAGATTATTTACTACAAACAGTTTATTTAATGGTAATCATGAAAAAATTACAGTTATGGAGGTTTAAGAATTATGGATAACACAATGGCTTTATTATTATCAGATACTTACAAACAGTGCCACGATCGTATGTACCCAAAGGGTTTAACTAAACTGGTATCATATTGGGTGCCTCGAAAATCAATGTTGGAGAATCAAAAGGAAATGGTTTTCTTTGGATTACAGGCAT